GATAGCAACCCCTTAAAAAGTTCTGATTTACCAAAATCAGGAGAGCAAAATGGACAAAAAGATGCTTCGTGAGATCGCAAACGACGATCTTACTCCAAAAAAACATGATTTTTTCCATCAAAACGAAATTCATGAAAAAATTCGCAATGATGAAGACTATGATGACTGGGATTATGGAACGGAACCTCTTTTCGAAGTCAAAGATCGTGAATAAATAAGATAGATTTATAATACGCAATGCCTCTAGAAAGGGTAAGCCAAGGATTTAAGGATATTAGCATGACTTTTCAGAGCAGCCCTCTGAATAGTGACCTTTTGGCACTCAAAAATGAAAACGCAATTGCAAGATCCATTCGAAACATTGTGTTTACCCTTCCTGGAGAGAAATTTTTTGATGAAACCTTTGGATCTACAATATCAAGAACCTTATTTGAAAACGTAGACACTATTAATGCGGCATCAATTACTGACCAAATTAGACAATCTATTAATAGATTTGAACCAAGAGTTCAATTGATTAGTGTCAACTCTTTTCCAGACTTTGATAACAATGCATATGACGTTACGATAATCTATAGAGTAATAGGAGCAGACGTTCCTCCGCAACAATTACAGTTTGTTTTGCAACCAACAAGGTAAGATGTCATTAGTCAACTTCTCTAACCTCGATTTCGATCAGGTTAAAACCTCACTCAGAGACTATCTAAAAGAGAACTCTAACTTCACTGACTATGATTTTGAGGGATCCAACCTCTCAACAATTCTTGATGTCCTGGCATATAACACTTACATAACTTCATATAATGCAAACATGGTTGCAAATGAGGTATTCATTGATAGTGCTACGTTAAGAGAAAACGTTGTAGCACTTGCAAGAAATATTGGATACTTACCTCGCTCAAGAAAAGCAGCAACTGCTACGGTAAGTTTCTTTGTAGATACGTCAAATATATCACCAACTCCCTCGACAATTACTTTAAAAAAAGGAATTGTTGCTACAACTACTAGTTCTTTTGCTGGACAAGCATTTGTTTTTTCAATTCCAGAAGACAAGACAGTTACTATATCCGATGGAATTGCAACGTTTGACCAGATTGAAATTTACGAAGGAAACCTTTTAGAATCAAACTTTACATTCAATTCTAGAAACTTAAATCAAAGATTTATATTACCTAATACTGGAATTGACAGCGATTTAATCAAAGTTTCTGTAAAATCTACACAACAATCGACAAGTGAAGTTAAATATTCTCTTCAAGACAGTTTACTCGATGTAAATAGCGAATCCAAAGTCTTTTACTTACAAGAAATTGAAGATGAGAGATATGAACTCATTTTCGGAGACGGACTTTTTGGAAAACCACTGGAAGAAGGAAACTACATTACTGCAAGATACATCGTTTCAAATGGAGATTCTGCAAATGGTATTAATCAGTTTATTTTTGCAGGAAAACTAACTTATACAAGAAATGGTGTTGAGTATACAGTAACTTCTGGTATTTCACTGTTGACCACCGATTTAAACGCATCTGGTGGAGAAAATATAGAGTCTGTAGAATCAATTAAAAGGTTTGCCCCAAGAATATATGCCTCGCAAAACAGGGCATTGACCTCTGGAGACTATGAAATAATCATTCCATCCAAAATATATCCAGAAACTGAGTCAATATCGGTTTTTGGCGGAGAAGAATTGATTCCCCCTCAATATGGAAAAGTTTTTATAAGCATAAAACCAAGATTTGGCGACTTTTTACCAAATTTGGTCAAAGAAAACATAAAATCAAAATTAAAGCAATATGCAGTTGCTGGAATAGTTCCAGAAATTCTTGATTTGAAATACATTTACGTCGAAATTAATACAAAAATATACTACAATTCAAATGTAGCACCTTCTGCAAACTATGTCTCAAGTGTTGTCCAAAATAACACAACAAAATATGCAGAATCTACAGAATTGAACAAATATGGAGCTAGATTTAAATACAGTAAGTTTTTGAAAATAATTGACGATAGTCACGAATCAATAACTTCAAACATAACAACAGTTTCTATGAGAAGAGATCTAAGAGTCTCTTTAAATACTCCAGCAGAATATGCAATTGGGTTTGGTAATGAAATTCATATCTTGAGTATGAATGGATACAACATAAAGACCTCTGCATTTAGAGTGAGCGGCATTCAACAAGATGTTTACTTCTCTGACGTTCCAGATACTAATAGAGAAACTGGATCCTTATTCTTATTTACTCTACCTTCAGTTGCTTCAAGTGATCCAACAATATTAAGGAGAAACGTTGGAAGAATTGACTATAAAAATGGAATTATAACTTTAAATCCAACTACAATATTAGGAGGAAAAGTTAAAGACGGTCAAACAATCATTGAAATACAAGCAACACCACAGTCTAATGATGTTGTTGGATTACAGGATCTTTATTTGCAGCTAGATATTAGTAATAGTAATTTCGAAGTGATTGTTGATGACATTTCATCTGGAATTGATCCATCAGCATCAACGTATTTGGTAACCTCAAGTTATCCAAATGGCAATTTAGTGAGACCTGGTGGAAGAACCAGTGTCGCAACTGAAACAACAGTATAACTTTAAAATTAAGACCCATTCATCTGGTTACTAACGCAAAATTATAAAATGGCAGAAAAAAGAGTTCAGTTTAATACCGTAGTTCAGAATCAACTCCCAGCTTATGTTAGGGATGAGTTTCCTCTTGTTTCAGAGTTCTTAAAGCAATATTATATTGCTCAAGAATTTCAAGGTGCCAGCGTAGACCTGATACAAAATATAGACAGATACGTAAAAGTTCAAGAAACAACAAACTTGAACGAATCTGTAGTTTTGAATGATTTTATTGATTTTGACGAAACAACGATTACAGTTGATATAACATCATCACCAAAAGGAACCAATGGTTTTCCAGAAACTTATGGTCTTTTAAAGATTGGCGATGAAATAATAACGTACACTGGAAAAACTGATACAACGTTCACTGGTTGTGTTCGTGGTTTTAGTGGAATATCCTCATACGAAAACTCGACAAAACAAGATGAATTGGTTTTTGAATCAACTTCATCAGACACTCACGAAAAAGGTTCGATAATAACAAACCTAAGTGTTTTATTTTTAAAAGAATTTTTAACAAAAACAAAACATCAAATATTACCTGGATTTGAAAATAGAGATCTAAGTTCAGACCTAAACCAAAATCTCTTTATAAAGCAAGCAAAAGATTTCTATTCTAGTAGAGGAACTGATGGATCTTTTGAGATTTTATTTAAAGCTTTATATGGCGAAGAAGTAAAGATTGTAAAACCAAGAGATTATCTATTAACTCCATCAAATGCCGATTATAGAGTAACTAATGATTTAGTTGTTGAAAGTGTTATTGGCGATCCTTTAGATTTAGAACTATCAACTCTTTTTCAGGATTCTTATGGTGATGATATTTCTAAAGCGTATGGACCAATATCTCATGCAGAAAAAGTAGTCACTGGAGTCGCTCAAAGTTTTTATAAACTAAGTTTAGACGCTGGTTATAACAGAGACTTAATTGTTAATGGAGCAGTTTATGGGAATTTTGTAGTTCATCCAAAAACAAGAGTAATTGGAAATGTCTCCTCTGGAACAACTTTCATTGATGTGGATTCTACTGTTGGATTTCCAAACTCGGGAGAACTTTATGTTAATTATAATGACGAAACAGTAGGCGTAGTAACCTATCATTCAAAAACTCTTACTCAATTTTTGGGAATTGGAAGCACAGGAATTTCTGGAACAATTAATGATCAAAGTAATATTGGAATTAACACATATGCATACGGGTATTCCTCGGTAGATCCAACTGAAGAAATACGTGTAAGAATTAATTCGGTTTTAAGTGAATTAAATTATCCAGTTAATACAAAGTTTTACTCCAAAGGTGACACTGGTAAAATAAAAACACTCGGTTCAGAATCAGACAATTTCTTATCAAGCAATTGGATTTTTAACACAACTCCTACTTATAAGACAGAATCAGTTTCATTAATAGACGCCTCCGACCAAACTTGGAGAGTTACTCTTACAAAAAAACATTATTTTAGAGAAGGAGATTCTTTATCAGTTATTTTTCCCGATAGTAGTGTAAAAACTGCAACATTAATTAGTGTTTCTTCTGAAAAATCATTTACAATAAAAGGACAGGGCGCACTGTCAACATTACAGTCATACAAGATAAGAAGAAATTTAAGAAAAATACAATCAACTACTTTTTCAAATATTAATTACGTTTCAGCAAACGTCCAAAACACTTATAGGGATGGAGATAAATGTTTAGTTGCTTCTTCGTCAATTCCATTTTATAATAGACAACCTCTAGAATCTGGTCTTAGAGAAGTTACTTTTTCTGGATCTTTTTCTGAAAATGAACAAGAAATTCAATTAGTTTCTAGTGGGGATCATGGATTCCAAACAGGTGATGCGGTTTATTATACTCCAGAGTTAATAACACAATCTTTCTTTGATGATGGAGGACAACTTTCATCAAGAACAGTTGTTGATAGTAGAATTCTTGAAGAGGGTCTGTACTTTGTAACTAGAATTGATCAATTAAAAGTAAAATTATCAAAAACAAGAACCGACGCATTTAATTCGAGATATGTTTCGGTTGGTTTTACCACAAGTATATCTAATAATAAATTATCCCCATATGAGTTTAGGTTCAAAACACTTGAGCAGCAGAAACTTTTAAGAGAAATATCTCCTCCCCAAAATGGAAGCGATTCAAATGATACTGTTCCAGGATATACTGGAATTTTGATAAATGGAGTTGAGATATTAAATTATAAGTCAAGAAATTCTATTTTATATGGACAAATTGATGAAATTGAAATTGCGTCTAGAGGCGAAAATTATGATGTAATTAACCCACCAAACCTACTCATAGAAGATAGTGTTGGATCAGGAGCAACTGGTCATTTTTCTGTTTCAGGATCACTTAAAGAGATAAGAATAATTGATTCTGGATTTGATTACATCAGCACTCCGGTGATTACGATAACTGGTGGCAATGGATCTGGTGCTGTTGCTGAAGCAAACATGACTCTGAAAGAGCATTCTGTCTCTTTTAATTCTGATATTGCTTCTGCACAGGTAAGTTTAGGTGCAACACAATCTACAATCGGATTCGGTACATACCATAAGTTTAAAAACGCTGAAAAAGTAATATATGATCCACAAAATCAAAAAGCAATTAGTGGAATAGTTACTAATTCAATTTATTATGTTGCTGTTGTTGGAAATACAACTGTTAAGTTGCACCCAACAGAATCTGATGCAATTTCTGGAATAAACACTGTTGTTTTATCTGATTTTGGTGAAGGAAAACACTTATTGAAGTCTTTCAATAAAAAATCTGTTGTACATTCAGTCAATGTTGTTTCTCCAGGTTCTAACTACGAGAACAAAAGAAGAGTTGTTGCTAGTACAGGAATTAGCACCTCTTTAAATCAAGTAACAATATTAAATCATGGTTATTCTTCTGGAGACATTGTAAGATATGATGCATCAGTAACCCCCGTAAGTGGTCTTTCCAGCGGCACAGATTATTATTTGACAAAAGTTAATGATGACAATTTTAAATTATCTTCAGTAGGTGTTGGAACGACAAATAAAAATTTCTATTATAACACTAAACAATACATTGATTTTGCAGCAAAAGGAAGCGGATCGCACACATTTAATTACCCACCAATATCAGTTTCCATAAAAGGGGAGATCGGAATTTCTTCAATAGGAACAGAAACTTTTGAAGCGTCTATTCAACCAATCTTTAGAGGAGAAATTACTTCAATTCAACTCACAAATAAAGGAGTTGGTTATGGATCTTCAGAAGTAATAAACTTAAATAGAACTCCAATAATATCTGCACTTGCTGGAGAAAATGCACAGGTTCAACCAATTATCAACAATGGTCAAATAACTGACGTTATTGTTTTAAGTTCTGGACAAAATTATGCATCCACTCCAGATTTAGAAGTGGTTGGGGATGGTGTTGGTGCAGTTCTGACTCCGATAATCGAAAACAACACACTTTCATCAGTTGTTATAGTTCAAGGTGGATCTGGATATAGTGCTAATAAAACATCGGTAAATGTAAAAACCGCTGGCAAAGATGTTACATTCAAACCAAATTTACAAACGTGGACTATTAATCTTTTTGAGCGTCATTTTAACACATTTACTTTAGATGATGGATTTATTGATCTCCCTAGAAATGAAGATAATGGTTTACAGTATTCACATCTTTATGCTCCAAGAAAATTAAGAGAAAGTGTTTATTCTGTTGATCAATCTGGAGAAATATTATATGGCGCAAAAGATTTGCCAATAGCAAATGGAATTGAAAAATCTTCAAATTACCATTCCCCTATTATTGGTTGGGCATACGATGGTCATCCAATATATGGTCCATATGGATATTCCAAAAAATCAGGTGGAATAGTTTCTCAAATGAAGTCTGGTTATGAGTTGGAATTAAGTTCTAACAGACCACCAACTTCACATTTTCCCCTAGGATTTTTTGTTCAGGATTACGTTCATAAAAATGTTTCAGATGAAACAGTTCTTGATGAAAATAATGGAAGGTTCTGTGTTACACCAGAATATCCAAATGGGACTTATGCGTATTTTGCCACTATTGACCCACTTCAAGTTGATTCATCTGGACCTTTCTCAAACTATAAAAGACCAATTTTCCCATACTTAATAGGAAATAGTTATGAGTCTGCACCAAATGAGTTTAATTTCAAAAAATCTTCAAATCAAACCGACATCGATTTAAATCAAACTAATTGGAGAAGAAACTCAAACCCACTCAACTTAATTGATGGTGAAGTTACTTATGACTATTTGCAAATACCAAATAAATTAAGTCAAACGGTGGATGTTTCAGCAACGTCTCCTGGACATGTTGATTCTTTGGGAATTAGCACTGGTGGAAATAATTATAAAGTTAATGATAAAGTAGTTTTTGATAATACAAACACTAGAGGAAGTGGCGCATCTGCAAGAGTTTCTAGAATTCTTGGAAAATCAGTAACCAATGTAAGTGCTGCTACAAGCACAATCGACAACGTAGAAATATATCCAAATTCTAATAAAGGGGATTATATTGTATTCTCAGATAATCCTCACAACTTTGTAAATAGAGATCTTATAAAAATTTCAGGTCTTTCAACAACATCATCAAAAATAGAAGGAATATACTCTGTTGGAATATCTTCAAACATTTTGCAAGTTACTGGAGTAGGTACAACTTCTTCTGGTATTGGGACAGTTGGCGCTACTGGTTTAGTAACGTATTTCAACGTCCAAGGAAACCTAACATTCCCAACAATAAGAGAAAATGACATTTACAAAATAGAATCAGAAAGAGTTAAGATATTAAATGTTGATTCTAAACTCTCCAGAATTAAAGTTCTCAGGGAGGTTGATGGAACTACTGGATCAGCATATACGGTTTCAACTCTTTTATATGAAGATTCAAGAAAATTATCAGTAGAAGTTGGATTCAATACAACTTATGATTATAAATTGAACAAACAAATTTACTTTGATCCATCTGAGTCTGTTGGTGTAGGAACAACTGCTGGACTGGGAATAGGATATACTGTATTTACAGGAAATACAGGAGCTGGCGCAACAAAAATATTCATTCCAACAAAAACAATTTTTATTAAAAACCACGGTCTTGAGACTGGAGACACTGTAACGTACTCTTCTAATGGTACAAGTGGTGTAAGTGGATTGGTTGTTTTAGCAGAAGGAGAAATCGGAACTGGAACAACACTCTCGGATTCAACAACTTTGTTTATTGCAAAAGTTAATGATGATCTTATTGGATTGTCTACTGTAAGGGTTGGTTTAGGAACAACCGGAACTTTTGTCGGAATTGCTAGTACTGTTAGATCATCTTCAACTCTATTTTTTGCTGGAGTTGGTGTTGGAAATACTCATAGTTTAAAAACAAACTATACATCAGTTATCACTGGACAGATAGAAAGAAATTTAGTAACAGTTTCTACAGCACAAACTCACGGTTTAGTTGCTGATGATGAGGTATACATCAATGTCAATCCATTGTTGTCTACATCATTCTCATTGTCATACAATGATTATAATAGAAAACTATTAGTAGATGCAAAAACTTTCAATGCTAGTGGTGTTAATACTTCAACAAGTTCCATAACGATTGAGAATCACAATTTATCAACAGGGCAAAAGGTCGTTCACACGTCATCTTCTCCTGCCCAAGGACTGCAAAACAATCAGGTTTATTTTGTAGTGAAAGTAAATGACGATACCGTCAAACTTTCAAATAGTTACTATGGAGCAACTCAAGCGAAACCAAATGTAGTTGGAATTGCTAGTACATCTGGTGGAACTTTATCCCCAGTAAATCCACCTTTGACAGTATATAAAAATTCTACGGTAAGTTTTGCTGTTTCTGATTCATCACTTTCTTTCTCAAAACAAGGAAATAACTATTCTGCCTTTGAATTAAACTTCTATCTTGATGAGAAATTTACTAAAGAATATGACAAAGGCGTTGATGGAACAGTATTCAATGTTCAAAGATCTGGATCAACTGGTATAACTTCAACAGCTGTTGTTACACTGACTGTAGATGAGAAGACCCCAGAAGTTTTATATTATAAGTTAGATCCATTATATGAGTCTGAACCTCCAGTAGAAAAATCTGAAATAAACGTTGATGATGAAGTTCTCTCAAACAATAGAATTATTGTCAAAAATAGTTCTTACAACGGAAACTACAAAGTTTCTATATCTGCTACAAATGCATTTACTTATAATCTAGAAGAAACTCCAGAAAAAACACAATATTCATCGAGCACATCTCTATTATCATATGAAACCAGTTCTACAAATGCTCTTGGTCCTATATCCAAATTAGAGATATTAAACAAAGGATTTAATTACTACTCAGTTCCAGGAATATCTACAGTTTCATCAAACTTAGGTGCAGGTGCTATTGTTAATGCATCTAGTTCTTCTGCTGGAAGAATTAAAACAGTAAAAATAAATGACATTGGATTTGACTTCCCATCTGATAAAACACTTTCCCCATTAGTTGGTTTACCACAAATTTTAACAGTTACTCCATTGTCATCTTTTGAATCCATTGGAATAACTTCTTTTGGAAGAGGGTACACTGTCGCACCAAAATTAGTTGTTTATGACGGAAAAACCGATGAACTAATCACTGATGTTGATCTTAGATTTAATTTAAACGATAGTCAAGTAAAAATTGTCAAAAATACAAGTGGAATTAATAATACGACACCAAGAATCATTCCAACAGAAAATTCCAATGGTGTTGGAATTAATACGATAAAGTATAATTCATCAACAAAATCCGTCACCGTTACTTTATCTGTTGGATTTAGTACAGCAGACACTTTCCCATTCAATGTAAATGATAAGGTATTAATTGAAAATGTAAGTATTGGAATTGGATCAACTTCAAAAGGATTCAACTCCGAAAATTATAAACATAGATTTTTCAGCTTGGAAAGTGTTACTCCAAATATTGGAGGAATAGGAACTGTTAGTTATAGTTTGGAAGAATTCTTAGAATCAAATGAAGTCCCAGGAACTTTTGATGAGGTTAATTCAATTTCTGCTAGAATTATTCCAGTTAAATATACACCACAATTTAGTTCGGTTCTCAAACCAAATAATTTCATTATTGGGGAGACAGTAAGTTCAGATTCAGCTTCTGGTATTGTTGAAGATTGGGATGCGAAATTAGAGCAAATTAAAATTTCAACCTCTGATACTTTTGTTGTTGATAAACTCATTAGAGGACAATCTTCAAATACACAAGGAGTTCCATCTAGTATAATTTCCTTTGACTCCAATTTTAAATTAGATTCTGCATCAAAAGTTGAAAGTGGATGGCAATCCAATTCTGGATTCTTAAATCAAAACCTACAGAGAATACAAGATAGTTTTTATTATCAAAACTTCTCATATTCCTTGAAGTCAAAAGTAGATTATGATACTTGGAATACTGCGGTTAGTTCTTTAAATCACACTGCAGGATTTAAGAAATTTTCTGATTATCAATTAGAAACTCCAGCAAACTTGTCAGAAATAAATGAAAATTCACTGGCAGTAGGTCTTTCTACAGACAGAACTTCTGTTGAGATTATTAATGAATTTTCTCAATTTGTAGATCTCAATTGTGTATTTGATTATGATTTAGTATCAGAAAATTACTTAACAATTGGATCAAAAACACTTTCAAATGAAATAACGTTTGCAAGTAGAATACTCACAGATTTCTTCGAATCTATTGGCAACAGAGTTTTATTGATTGATGATTTTAGTGGTTCTTTTAATAATACCCCAAGAACTTCTCAGTTCTCAATCGTCAATACATTCCTTTTATCCAATGTTAGATCGCAAAAGTATATTAATCTTATTAGAGATACTAGATTTACTGGAGAAAGACAACTTTTAATAGTTGATATTATTCATGACGATTCTTTTGCATATATTAATCAATACGGTAGAGTAGAAACTGTAAATGATCTTGGATCTTTTGACTTCTCAATACTTGGTGACGAAGGTCAATTATTGTTCTATCCAACTAAGTACAAGGTAAATGATTATTATGTAACTAGTCTTTCGTACAATTTGAATGATAATTTATTAGGAGTTGGAACTACATCTATTGGAGACATTGCAGAGATTCAAACAAGTAGCGTAACTTCGGTTGGAATAGCAAGTACCACCATTGTTTCCATAGCCAGTACTTATAGATCTGTAAAGGTTTTAGTATCAGCTGCTGATTTTGTCAACAACGAATATGAATTTAATGAACTTAATATTATTCATGATGGAACAAGTGTTGAGTTGCTAGAATATGGACAACTAAATTCAAGTTTTGGCGAGGGATCCATCACTGGATTTGGAACTTATATTCCATATATCGATGGTTCTAATTTAATAGTTGACTTTGTTCCAAACAATGTTGGTCTTGCTTTAACTATTAATACTGTACAAGTTGCAATATCTACAGAATCTTCCTCCACAGGGATTGGTACTGTTGATCTCAAACATGCCAGAATACAATCTGGATTTGCTGCAGTAACATCTTCACCTACTCCAGGAATAACGACCGTAATCACATATCCAGCGGAGTATGACGCAGCGTATTTCATTGTTCAAGTTTCGGATACAACCAACAATAGATATCAACTATCAGAATTTATTATAGTTGATGACTACAATGTTAGTGATGGATCTGGAGATACTTATGATGTTGAATATGGAAACCTTGAAACATCGGTCGGATTAGGAACACTTGGATCAAGAGTTTCTGCTGCAGGGACTGTTGAACTTTTATATACTCCTCTTGCTGGAATAGATGCAGAAGTTAGAGTATACATGAATGCTGTAAGAATACAGGATGATTCTAAAGATACTCTCTCACTGAATAATGGAACAATAGAAACCAATTTCGGAACATACACCGGAACTGAATCTAGTGTTAGAAAATCTTTTGAGTTAAATCACAAATCAAGTCCAATTTTTGAAAAATATTTTGTAGGAAGTTCTTCGACTGTAGTTAGTGTAAGTGATGATAGTATCTTAATTCCAAATCACTTCTTTGTATCTGGACAAAAAGTTACTTACAATCATGTTGGTAGTGCTACATCTGCTATTGGAATTGGAACAACCAGTTTTGATCTAGACGGGTCAGGTGTTGGATTAGGCACAACCTCTTTCTTACCTTCAAGTTTCTTCGTCATCAAAGTTGATGAGGATACAGTTAGACTTGCTTCTAGTGCAGCTAAAGCATTAAAACTTGTTCCTGAATATTTGGATATTACAAGTGTTGGAATTGGAACTTCACACAGATTTATTGCACAAGACCAAAATGCGAAGTGTATTCTCACTCTGGATAATGTAATACAATCACCTGTTGTTTCAACTGCAATCACTCAAACTCTTGCTGACAGTATTGCATCTACTGATGATATTATTTACTTTAGTGGAATAACATCATTCTTTGGCGCAGACCTCGTGAAAATTAATAATGAAATCATTAAGATAAAGAGCGTTGGTGTTGGACAAACTAATGCATTCAGAGTAAGCAGAGGATGGCTTGGAACTAAAGTTGGAGTCGCAAGCACTGGAGATTTGGTGACGAAAGTTACTGGAAATTATAATATTGTTGATAATATTATTACCTTCTCAGAACCCCCCTATGGTCCAACTCCTGTTGGTGGAGGATCATCAAATGCACCAGATGATAGAGATTGGACAGGGATTGCAACTGGATCTACTTTCCATGGAAGGGTATTCTTGAGATCTGGTGTAACTAACCATACAGATGAACCATATAAAGATAATTACATTTTTGATGACATATCAGAAGGTTTTGACGGAACTGCAAGATCCTTTGTACTATCAGAAAATAAATCTGATGTT